ACCATTGGGCAGTAATATATATTCACGAGTAAATCTCGATATCCTGAAAGGTTCAATATATTCTCGCTCACCATTGGGCAGTAATATATATTCACGAGTAAATCTCGATATCCTGAAAGGTTCAATATATTCTCGCCAACCATTGAGCAGAAATATATATGCACGAGTATGGGTCAAAACGTGTGGGTTTGTGAAAAGTTTCAAGTCAAGTCATATAATCCCAATAATAGCAAGGGTTCATCCCTCAACTTTTTCGGAACTACGAAATACTCTGATGTAAGATCGGACCTTTCTAGAGTTTCATTACCAAGTTTATTTTTTGAACTGGTGAAAAGCTCACGGGCTGGTCTCCCGTGATAAGGGCAATACGTGTCATAGTACAATTCGTTTGCTCCTTTCACCAAAAGATCAAGAATATAAACGATATGGTAATTGGAAACGCATTGAAGGCACGTTATCGGTTGAGTATATTTCGATATCTGGAAAGGTTCAATATATTCTCGCCCACCATTGGGCATATCTGTCTCAACTCATTATATTATTTTCAACTTATATCAACATTTGAAATATATAAACGACGGGAATACACAACTTAAATAAAAATATTTATATCGTCGTACCTACTTAAAGAGCATATAGAACTTTATTTATGAGTGTATATTAAAATGACTTAAACCTAAATAATATATACACTAATAGAATAATAAATAGAATGCCAGAACGAGTAACACACATTGAAACACCACTAAAGCCCTATATCCAAATGTTCTATAGAAGCCCAAAAGAATTTATAAATACGAGATATACATCAAAAGAGTTATATGATAAGTCGAAGATATTTGCATTAGAAAACGGAATGAATCATCAGTATAGCATACAGGAATTCGGAAAGGGCATCACAAAGCTGATAGGACAATATAAAAAACGGACCAATTCAGGTATTATATACGACCTACATATGAATACAAATGATTTTGATAGAATTCTTATGGAATACAACCCAGATAAAGAATATACACAAGTGCCGAACCCTAACAACAGAACTTCGATATTCACGGAAGAAGAAAAAATAAAAATGTTAGCAATAAGCAAAGCCAGAGACCGAGGCTACGCAGAAAAAAGACAAAGAGAAGCAAATAAAGACCAACTTTAAAAAATGCTTTAACTGTAAATATAATTGACCCAGACATCAGAATCAAGTAAAATCTCAAGAGTATTTATTGTACCAATTTTTTAATTTAATTGCTGGTTTCTTTTGACTCTTGCTTATGTTTAATGTTTTTGTGAGTGTCTTTTTTACTGATACTTTCCCCGTCTTGGTCAGTTCGATCATTTCTGCGGGAACTTTAATTTGGATCGTGTGCCATAAAGATTTGGAAGCCATTGTTATATATAATTACAATAGATTTTAATTTTAGTATCATATATATATATACAATTCGAAAACCATGTCTATGAATACCTTCTTTAAAAATATGACACAAAGTGTTGATGATATCAAAACGAGTATATCTCAAACTGAAACCGATATATCAGCATTACAGGAAACAACTAATGAGTCATTAGTATCATTATCATCTGATATATCAACATTAGAATCGGATACTGGTGCTTTGATATCGACAAAAGAAAACAAATTATCTATCCTATCACAACTTAGTGTCAATACCATCAAATTAAATGATATGAAATTAGGCGATAAATGGTTAAAAATACAATTGCTTGTTATGGACGATGCGATTAATAACAAACAAGATAAAGTAGAAGGGAATGAATATATAGATAACCAAATATCAAGTTCAATAGCAGAAAGTAATGCATATACTGATAGTGAAATATTTAGTTCAAAAGCAAATATTAAGCAATATGTAGCATCAGAATTAGCAACAGCACAAATGGAAGTCCAGAATATCATAAATCCATTTACAGATAGAAAATTGGCGACGAACAAAACAGAAAGTGAAGCATATACAGATTCAAAGGTAGCAACGAGCAAAGCGGAAAGTAATACATATACAGATTCAAAGGTAGCAACGAGCAAAGCGGAAAGCGTTGATTATGCTAACTATATTTCAACAATGCATAAAGCACAAACAAAAGATTATATTGATATACAATTAATAGCACACAAAACAGATATAAGTATCCATACAATAGATTCATCTGATTTTGACTTATTTGCGACATCGGTTCCTGCATATACGACAACTAAAATAGCCATGTTTTTTTTTACCCCTAATAATTCGAACAGTAGGTTTAATTGTTTTTTTAATGTGCCATATTATTTTCCATCGGGCGGTGCTCATGGATTCGATAAAATGAGTGCATATGCTAAGTTTTGGCAACGAGATTCTGGTCCATATTTTGTTCAAAAATATCAATCGTATTCATCAACTCAATTTTTTGTTGGTGGTGGAGGTGGTGGAACTCGTTCAGGAGTGATGTTTCCATTACAATTCAGTATTAAACCAAATTTAATAAGTAGAGTTCAACTAAGCATTGAAATTTTTGTTCAAAATGATAGCGACGACGTGATTCAATTAGATAGAAATGAAGGTTGCTGGTTTACTTGTAATGAAATTAAAACCTTGGACGTGGTAATATAAGTACATATACAGATTCAAAGGTAGCAACGAGCAAAGCGGAAAGCGTTGATTATGCTAACTATATTTCAACAATGCATAAAGCACAAACAAAAGATTATATTGATATACAATTAATAGCACACAAAACAGATATAAGTATTCATACAATAGATTCATCTGATTTTGACTTATTTGCGACATCGGTTCCTGCACATACGACAACTAAAATAGCCATGTTTTTTTTTACCCCTAATAATTCGAACAGTAGGTTTAATTGTTTTTTTAATGTGCCATATTATTTTCCATCGGGCGGTGCTCATGGATTCGATAAAATGAGTGCATATGCTAAGTTTTGGCAACGAGATTCTGGTCCATATTTTGTTCAAAAATATCAATCGTATTCAGCAACTCAATTTTATGTAGGTGGTGGAGGCGGTGGAACTCGTTCAGGAGTGATGTTTCCATTACAATTCAGTATTAAGCCAAATATATTAAGTGGAGTTCAAGTTGTCATTCAAATTTTTGTTCAAAATGATTGCGATGACGAAATTCGGCTTGATAGAAATGAAGGTTGCTGGTTTACTTGTAATGAAATTAAAACCTTGGACTAGGTATCATAATTTTTTTTATAAGTTATTCATTGATATAAACTTCTTGGCATCTCTATTCACGAAATCATTTATATTTTGTATCTGCTTCTTTAATTGTGTTTTCATATCTGCCTTCAATTTAATCTTACTTATTTTTTCAATATCATTATTAACTGGAAAGGCAGATATCTGTTCCTTTAATGTTTGTAATGACTCGATTATATCTTTCAACTCAAACTTATTATACGATAATATTGTTAATATAGTTTCTAAATCTGCTTTGCATCGATATAATAAACCAATTGGGGAATTAAAATAAGATACCAGTATATTCAATAATGGGTCCTTATTATTTATCAACTTGCTTATGCTATACATCTTTTTTAATGCTTTCATGAAGTTTAATTTTTTAACTTCATCTTTATAATCAGTAGTAATTGATTTAATTACTTCTTCGTTAGTGTAATCCATATTGGACTTACCATTTATTTTTACATTATATACTTCTGTGATTTCAACAAACCGCCCGTTAATATACGATATGATATCTAATTTTATGATGCCTTTCTGTTGAATAGCTTTGTCAAAAGATACTCCATTATTTACACCGCTTTGTATTTCTGAATAATCCCATCTCAACGGCGACCCATTTGGCGATGAACCACATTTGAAGTCCGATATAACTGTATTTGGTGCTGACTTGATTATATTAAACACTGAACGGAAATGATTCAATATAACTGATGATGTTTTATTTTGTATTGTTTCGAACAGGTCGTAATCTGAATAATATATGCTTCTTTGGATGGATGCAGAACCAACCACATTTACTTTTGATTCAAGGCTCATAATAGAACCTATTTGACTTACTTTATTGTTAAATAATTTATTCATATATATATTTGGGTAGATATTTATAAATATCTATCCAAATAAACTTATTTTTACTTCGTAAAAAAAGCGAGCTCGCGATGCTTGTATATGATTAGAGAAATCTTTTCATGTCAAAAGTTCGAACAAATAAATCTAGGTCCTTTCGTTTATATGTCCGAGACTTTCCTGAGCCTGATAATTCCTTTTTATTCTTTGCTCTTTCTTGGATTTCAATAATAATATCATCCAACTGCCCAGGTAATTCGGGATACATTATTTCAACGTCCAGTTTGATATAATTCAAAATTAAGTCGTTGATGTCTATAAATGGTAAATATATGTCCCTAATTACCTTCCTAGAACTGGTGATAAAATCTGCTTCATCTACTGTCGTTTGATATAACTTGGTGAAGGTCTCGTCAATATATGCCTTCAGTTGTATCTGGATATCTGGGGTGATTTTGGTTGCGTTCTTAAGTTCTACAAACCCAGCCACATCGGCGTTTCCAGAAATGCCCATATCAGACCCCATTTTAAATATATAACCAACTGTTTCATCTAATGGTTTTTCTATTTTCTTGTAAATATGTCCATAGTCCGCTACTGCTTGTATATCAGACAACTCAATATATGTCACTTGTGTTTTCTTCGCCTGATCGATTAGTTCTATCATTTTTGGTTGATTTATTTCTTTCGCCCATTGCATATATTTGACAGATATTTCTGATTTAAGTTTTGATATAATTGATAGAACACTACCGATTATATTTGGAATTGTATCGCTGACACCCGCTAATCTACTGTATGCTTCAGTAGATACTGCCTCAGGTGTTAATAATGATTTCTCAAATGGTGATATATATAACTGATCAAGGGTCTTTATATGCTCTGCCACATATTTTTTATCTGGTTGGGCTTTGAGAACTTTCATAAAAATTGCTGCAAACACAATCTGAGACGTTGCACTGATTCCTGTTAGATTTGGGTCTTTCTCCTTTATCTCCTTCATAATTCCTTTTGATTTTTCTAATGTGAGCTTATCACTAAAGGAAGCAAACACTTTATGTCCGTCTATTAAAGATTCACTTGCTATTCTATCTAACTCTTGTTCTTTCTTATCTGATACATCTTCAATTTTAAAATTTGTTTTTGCCTTCAACTGGAAAAGTAAATTATTCACTTTGTCAAAATCTTCTATGAACTTCGATGACCCAGTATCAGATATATCTGGTATTTTCTGACGAACCTCGTCTGGTCCCTTCATAAGTTCTTTAATTTGCATCTGCTGATATCTATGAGCGATATCAAATATAGAATTTCCATCTCCCGAATTAACATTAATATTCATTTTATATATAATAGTAGATTAGAAAAAAAAAATCTGTTTATACTTTATATAATCAATCAAATGAATATTAATTCAAATCGACTTATGAACTCAAAATATAAAGATAAAATTGCCTACTTTATCAATAATACAGACCTAAATGCATATTTTCCAAATTGTAAGATTGTCAAATTTGCAGAGTTAGACAATTATGCGAGTATATATGAACTACTCCCAAATAAATTAGATTTTGCTTTTATTCTCGTTGAAGAAGAAAAGAACACGGGACATTGGCAACTACTACTCAGAAATCAAGGTGAGTTTTCTTTCTTTGATTCATATGGCGACAAACCAACAACAATACTTAATTTTATTCCTAAATATATGAATCGCCTTCTCGGTAATGATTATGACAGAGACATGGGACATATATTGAAATCGGTAAAAAAGGGCGACAAGTTGATAATAAATAAATTTCCTTTCCAATCTAACCTTGATGGTGTGAATACCTGTGGCAGATGGTGCATAGCACGAACAAACCTTTTTATGGCGAATGGGGTTGATAATGCCCAGTTCGTAAAATATATAAAAAGAGAACAGAAGAATACAAAATTGACACTTGATGAATTAGTTTGTGCCCTTATTGCAATATAAAGATAATATTTTTAAAAAAATAATCTAATCCAACAATATACAATGACATCTTTCGAATATGAATATTTTAACTTATCCGTGAATAATATAGATTCGGAAACTGCCGACGAAATGACACACGAACCTGATTTAGTATTTTCTGAAGTTCGTGACGGACCAATTATTGAGAATACTCAGGAATATGATTTTAGTATTGAAAATTTCAAGCTCGATTTAAAGAGCCTTCCAGTGTTCATCCCAACAATTAGATCTAACTTTGAATTATCAGCAGACGCAGACGTTCAGTTGATACAAAGAAATACAACTATATATACAGTAGGTATTGAATATTTACACCCATCAACAGGTATTCGGTATATTGGATATTCTCGCATTATATTCCAACCTCAAGATATGACAAAAATATGTCCAAATTTTACTGATGGATATCCTAATTACAAATCTGGATACTACAACATATATAATTATGAGTATTTTATTGCTCGGTGTATTAATCCAGCAATTATCAATGCCATTCTGGCACTTAAAAATGTATTATCAAGTTATGGGATTGATAGTAGCTTTATCAAAGATAATGCTCCTTATATGATTTTTGATAAAGCTACCCAGATCATGTCATTAAACGCACCTGTCGAAACATTTAATGGACTAACTGGTGCTTCTGGTGGTTCGTTTCTATCAATTATATTTAATAAGCCGTTATATAGATTAATAAATACTCTACCGATGACAATCCAAAAGGGATATTTTAAGACATTAGACGCAGATGGTGTTCAAGAAACTGTATCGGCGGAAGGTTTCAAATTGAATCTTAATAACTTTGGACTTGTATCAAGCACAGCGGAATCGCATCCACCACAACTAGATGGGAGTGTTATAGAATATACAAGCAACGCACCTGATTATTTGGTTGTATATCAAGACTATAGCACATTTGATTCGTGGTCGCCTGTGGAATCTATTGTATTTACATCTTCAACAATACCAGTAAAAAGTAGTATGAGGTCAGCCAACCATTCTTATATTAATGGAATTGAGACGACAAAGGGTTCTACAAATATTATTGAATTAGAATTGACAGATTTCAAGAGTGGCAATTATTCGGGCGGTATTATATATAACCCATCAGAAAAGCGATGGATTAATTTATTACAAACCCAAGAATTACGTAGAATTAACGTAAATGTTTATTATAGAAGTAAATTAAATGGTGATTTAGTTCCCATTCAATTAAATTCTGGTGGTTCTTTCTCGATGAAAATGGTGTTTAGAAAACCAAAATATTTCTAATTTTTTATTTTTATTTAGATGTTTGAAAAAAAATATCTAAATCAATAATATAAACTAAATGTCAAACGAAATCAAAACTTACTTAATTGAAGATCATCGTGTGTCGGGAATCACTGATGAAATCCTTGTTGGTGTTAAAAAATCCGTATCAACATCAACCATGAACAAATATGTGTTAGAATCTAATTCTAAAACTTCGGCAATGTTTAATATTAAAGTCCCGAGCGAAAATACTTTAGTCGATAGAAATATTCGTATTAATGCAACATTACAATTGAATGTTGCCCTACAAACACAAGCAGCAGCTGTGCAAATTGCCGCATTTCCCTCATCGTTTCCACTTAATACCGCAATTAATAACTGTATTGTTGGTATTAATAACACAAAGGTGAATGCCGCAACCCAAGATATATCCGAAGTTCTCAAAAAGCAATATTCCCAGAAATTCCTATCCGAACATGTCCAAACTACACCAAGTTATGTTGATAAATATTTTGGAAATGTTGATCAAGCAGGATCTGATACCTCGGCTGGAACATATATGGGCGGTATTCTTCAAGCTGAGAAAGACAGTGATACTGTGGGTCGTGCCGATTCGAAATATACTTACAAACTAGTCCCTGATGCAGGGAATGTTGCACCATATAATGTAGATATTGTAGCAAACGCAGTAGATGGAACCGTAAAACTTCCAGCTTCCCCAAATGGACAAGGTGCTGTTCCTCAAAACTACACCTTATATGTAACCATGGATGTATCAGAACCCCTATTAGGCGTTCCTTGTTTTGAAATGAAATCTGAAGAAGCGGCATTTGTCGGCGTAAATCAAATTGACATTACTTTACTCTTTAATGATTTTAGTCGTGTCATGTATTGTAATGAAGCGACCCGCCTTGCTATTGGAACTAACAAATGGTTAGTTGGTGGGACTGGAGTGAATAGTGATGTTTTCCTGACAGCCGACTCGGCTGTGAATGTAAATTATTTAAGTCTCCATGCTTCTGATTATGCTAAAATGAGTGTCAAAAATATCATCCCTTACAACGAATATGTCAATAACAAAACACCATTCCTCAAGAGCACAACATTTGCTGGAGGGAATCCCCAATTCCAAACACTCGGAACCCAAATCCAAATGAGACAAATCCCAGATAAGATTTATATCACTGTAACCCCCCAATATAGCGAAAAAGTTGCAAATGCATCTAATCATATATCGTATCCAATTAAAAATGTTAAAATCAATTTCAACAACAGAATGAATTTATTAGGGGAATTAGACCAAAGTGATTTATATGTATTATCTCGACGCAATGGTAATCATCAAATATATTCTGAATTTTGTGGAACATCCAGAAGTGGTAACGGTGAAGTATATCAAAGTTTAGGATCGATTGTTGTGATTGATCCAGTTCGTGATTTATCTCTTGATGATTATTTATCGTCTGGTTCTATCGGGTCTTTCACTTTCCAAGTAGATTTAACATGTGATGATATCGATCCTGCCAAATCGAAACTTGCTAATATGACTAGATTACAAGTGAATGTCATCTCTAGTTATGCCGGTGTTCTTGTAACCCAGCAAGGAAGTTCATCTACAATGTCTGGACTTTTAACCAAGGTGCTTGTGTTAGATACCAAACTAGATGGTAAAGCTATCGGAGATTATGAATCAGTTGAGAAATTAACAGGGGGCAATGTAAGCAAAGGTCTAACTAGTTTCAGAGATATACTCAAAAAAAGTGGTAAATTGAGTAGCGCCGTAAAAGCTATCCAAAGCGATAAGAAAGACATCTTATCTGCGGGGAAATATTCAATCTCTGG